TAAGCTACTCGGTGATGGGTCTTGCTAAACTTTTTATTTAAAGAGGCAGCAAGTATCCCTGTTAATTCATCTCTATTTGTGTCTTCTTTTTTCTTTGCCATTAATCAAATAATTCATCAAGTTTACTATCTATGGTTTTTTTAGCTTTTGAAGGTGCTTCTACTTTTTCAGTTTCTTTACCTCCGTCATTTTCAGCTGGCTTTAACCATCCTTGTAATTCGTCTTTCATTTCATCAAAAGAGTATTTCTTAAATAATTTAATTAATTCTTTTTGATTTTCTAAAAGAGATTCTACTGTTTTAGCGTCTTCTACTAAAGATGTTTGATTAGGTTTAACTCTTACTGTTGTAGTGTTAAACATTTTACCAGTTTCTTTAGCGGGGATTACTTCTACATTAATATCACGACCTTTTGAAATGTCTGTAATATCACCATAATCTTCATCTGACATAACGCCTAGTAATTCTTGATAAACCATTTTACCAAATTCCCAAAATCTAACTCCTTTATCTTCTTCTCCACGTACTACTACAGGAGCGAAAATTCTAAGTTTAGGGAATAATTTTTTAGCTAATTCAACATTGTCTTTTTCGCCTGTTTTTCTTAATTGAGTAGCAAATTCCATAATTGGGTCTGATTCTTCGAAATTTGTTAATGCAATCATACGAGGCTTTCCAATGCCAAAATAGAAATATAACTCACTAAAAGGAAAATCCTTATTGTGTTTGTAAGGTACTAATCTTATTTGTGATTTTTCCCCTACGGGTGCTCTCCAAAAGTTAGCTTTAAAATCGCTACTTTTGCCCTTGCCTGGGTTGTTTAATCTGTCTAAACGACTTTTAATTTTACTTAAATCCATATTGATCTTATTTAAATATTATATAATAATTTTATACTTTACACGATTGTATAAAGCATTTCTTAGAAAACCAAATTTTTATTGATTATTTTTTAGGTTTTTTTTATTCCAGCTCTTTTTTGTAGTATATCTTTCTCTGTATCTACTATATCTACTGGGGCTTCTTTATCTGATGGTGGTAAAATATTTTTGTCTAATGTCGGTAAGGGTTGAGGGACTTCAGGACAACATGGACAACTTGAAGAATAATTTCCAGGACAACCATCACAAATAATTTGTTGATAATTAAGTTCTAATTGAAAGAAATTATTACATATATTTTCTTGTTCTATTGCTTCACAACACTGTCCGTTATTTGTAAGTTGGGCTAATTGAGGATTAATACCAGTGCCACTTGTTTCTGGATTATTTATATTATAATAATATGCGTCACACCATTGTTGTTGTACTTCTATAGAATATGAGTAAAGTGTATCACAGGAATAGGTTGGATAAGTACATGAACCATCATCTTCTGTAGCATATTCATTATAATTATCAGCTATAGGATCTGTACACCCAGGATAATTGGTATACTCACATAAATCAGGATTACATAAAGGGCCTTCTGGACCATAATACATGATATATTTATTTACATCACAAGTATTAGCTAAACATTCTAAACATCCCATGATATTCATACCGTAAGAATCTTCAACCCAATTATATCCTGAATAAGTAAGAGGGGAAGTATTAGGAGCCTCGTCTGACCAAGAAAACAATCCTCCCCAATCATAATCAATAGAACTATACCAATTATAATCGTAACATTCCTCATATTCTGGATCTTCAATACAATACCCATATGGTCCTCCTGTTAATCCGGGGATAGTATTTTGCAGATTTGGGGGAGCATCTATCATATACTGAGTAAGGACATTTATTTCATTGGGGTTTGGAGCTAAAGCTTGCCATCCTGGAGCATCCCAATCACAACATACTTCCCAAGTACAACTTCCTGCCGTGTCAAAAGTATTATACAAATCACCTGGAAATGTTGTAGATAAAGTTGTATCAGTATTAACATATGGATCATCAAATACTGATCCGTATTCACAACCTCCCTCTTCATTACATATACATTGACATATAGATGCAGGAACACAATAATTTCCTTCACATGTATATTCAGCGTTAACATTATTTTCTAAGAGACTTTCCATCTCTGCCCAACTAGAAATATTCTCTGGGTTAAGTCCTGATTCATAAAGTTCTGGTATTTCATTTTGGGTAAGATCAAAAAATTCTTGGAGAGAAGAAATCTCAGTCCATTGTACATCAAGATAGAACATACCTCCATATACAGCAACATTATCAGCATTAAAATTATATTGGCCAAATTTTATATAATAAGTATAATAATCTACTTGACCTGTCATATTTTGATCATGAACTAAACAGACTTCGCTGTAATTTGTGTTATCGAAAGGATCATCATCAAACCCAAAAGAACCCCCTCCAGAATAGTTACCTAATTCATCAAAATACTCAGAAGACATACTTCTTTCAAAAACATAATCAGAAAATACACAAGGTAATATGCCGTTTTGTAAACAATAATCCATTATTACTTTACCCCCCAAATCATCAAAAAATTGTGCTTCAGTAATAGGGCCTACACTAGCTACTACATTCGAACATCCTAATTGTCCATTACTTGTATTAGGTCCATCATATCCGGATCCCTGTATTCCCCATAAAATTCCTACAGCTAGAGTCGAATCAATTTGAGGATTATAATCCCCATCCCAAACATAGTCATCATCCTGTTCTCGAAGTATCTTTTTAGCTATTTTATGTAGTTTCATTTTAATCCTGCTAGTTTTTGGAGTCTTTTTATAACTGATTCTTTTAATTCAGGTTTCTTAGATTTTTTATTTAAAGGTTTTTTACCTTTATCAGGTAAAGCCATTCCTTCAGGGTCGGGTTGACCCGCAGGACAACATCCACAATGTTGTTCAAATTCTGAACCTACCCAAGAGTTAGTTTCACATTTAGTACAAAAAGCACTAACACTAACAGGAATAGAATTTTCAAAATTATCACAAATATCTTCTTCTTCTGGTTGACCACAATTAACAATCTGATCCCATGTATTGTCTGTAGTTCCTCCTATATATCCTACCTGCCAAGATTCATCACCCCATTGAACTGTAAAATCACAATATGTACCTTCAGGGGCTCCAGGGACTTGACCATTTGATAAATTATCAGCAGGGCCACTAAGTAAAGTACCTGCGGGGATTGTATTAAAATCATCTGTCATACATGCATAACATGTAACTTCATTTTGTTCGTTTAATTTCATCTTAAATTAATTATTTCCTTAATTTTTGTATCTATTTTTTTATATCCATCTGCTTGTACTAATAAAATACAATTTCGATAGTCGTCCCAATTTATAGAGTAAGATTTATCTAATACTCCATTATTTAAACTCTTTATTAACTCATTTAAAGCATTTATAGTATAAAGAGTATTTGTTTGTTTTTTACGGTGAACTAAAATTGTATTACCAATTGCAAATTCACCATTTGAATTACCCAAATCAACATTATATGTAAGCATAACTTTCTCTCCGTCTAAACTTTCTAAAACAAAAATCTTATCAAAAAGAACTTTGTAAGAAGATTGTATCCTTTCAGATACTTCTTTTACTTCGTCAGGTTCAACGAACGTACAATATAAACGATTATTCATGAATCATTGGGTTGTTCTGTGTATAAATATTAAACTTTACACAAAGCACCATAGTGTTTTCCCCTTTTTATGCTTATTGGGAAATCAGACATAACTATGTTTTTTAATATACCAAAAATAGCATCATATTCGTCCTCACAAAAATCAAAAACAAACGCATCGTAATTATATAAAACCACATTAGTTTTATAATCTTTTAAAAATCCATTTAAAGTCTTTAATATTTCAAAATTATGACCTGTTTCTTTAGCTTGTATTAAATAATTAAATAATTGATATTTTGTTATGTCAGGAAAATTTTCTTTAGTAATTTTTCTAAATAAACCATTTACTACAAACCCTTCTTCTTGAAATTTTTTCCATTGTTTATCTGTATAATCTTGTATACCTCTAAAGAAAGGGTGTTTTAAGTATTGTGTAAAAACACCTCCATATATTTGTCTAAAAGTTAAAACTTTACTTTCTTTATATTGTTCAGGTGTAGGAGTCTCAGTTGCAAAGTATACTTTAGCTAATTCATTGTATGGATAGTCTTTAAAATTATATCCTATCATTTTTGCTATTAAATGAGGATGAAAACTATCATAATCCATTTCTACAAAATAATCATTTTTAGGTGTAAAACAATCACGTTCTCCATTATCGTGTTTTAGACCTACAAAATTTATCCCATTAAAACTATTTACAGGTCGTCCTGTTGTTGTATATGGATTATACCATCCGTATATATTATTATCTTTTATAGAATGTTTTTTAGATTTTGGTTTATGATAATCGTCAAATTTATCATTAATTTGTAGTGAATTTTTTTCTAAAAAATATAAATTAGGTATAACATCTTTTTCAAACCAATCACCCACATGAACTTGAAACCACGGCGTAAGCGCATGTTTTCTTTCTTGGCAACGCTCGTAGTGTTTCCCAATAGGTACCATTTTATTTACCTTTGTCTGCGGGAATTTACGGTAAAAATACGTGTGAGCTTGTGTATCAAATTCGTCTGGGAATGGCTCATTTTTTGTGTAATAATATTTGTATTGTATATCCGTATAAGATTTTAAAGGGTTCGCATGTAAAGCGGCTTTTTTATCTAAGACAAAAAGGTTTTTAAATGATTTTATATAGTTAAATACCTTATCTTTTGGTAAATTTATACATTCTGGATGATTAATAGGTAAAATATAACCTTTATCCTCATACAACTCAGAAACGTAGATACCAATGATTTCTGCAAGAGCGGGGTGGGTATTGTCATTGCCATAAATATAGTCTATATAGCATGATCCTGCGATTTTACTTTGCAGTACTTTAAATTGTGCATCTGTTTCTATAAGGTAAAACATACCTTAATGTATGTAAATTTTTTTTGATATCCTAATTTTATATACAGTTTTGAGAAGCTTCTAATTCACCAGTGTACCAATCTTTAGGACATCCTTTATATTTAGGGTATTTAAAGCTTACTATATTACTGTATCCATTTACCATCTTACATTGATAACATATTAATTTAGAATAGTTTTCTATGAATTTTGAATATGTGTCATTATTAATTGAGGGTAATTGATTAGTATAAAATAAACGAGAATGATTTTGGTCTGTATGAGTAGCTCCTTCCATAGGTCCTTCTAAAGGGTGAATATGGTACGCCCCTATATATTCATCTCCATTTACAAAATATAATTCTCCTCCATCTGTATTTAGGTTTTCTTGGAGTCTTTCATTAATGTCTTGTAGTTGATATTCATTTAATACAGGGAAAATAGTTATTAAATTAGGGAATTTTTTTGCTACTAGTTGTATAGAATGAGAATTATTTTTATGTACTTCACCTCTAAGATACCAATTTATAAAACCAAATTCATATAAATTATGATCATATAAACCTATTTTACTTTTTAAACTACGATATACTCCTTTATTTACTTCTATATAATGATTTCCATTTATTCTCCTTACAAAATATCTTCTAAAAAAACCTTTAACATAATCATCTGGTTTAGGATGGGGTTTACTATTAGGAGGAGTTTTTGTACCAATAATGTATTTTTTAATATTTTCTTTTAATACATTATATTTATTTATTCTCCCTACAGCATTAATTTTTTTACCGCTAATCCCTGAATTACTTTTATATAATCTACTAGCATATTCTAGTTCAGGACCTACATTAATATTCTCATGACCAGCAAATACTTTACCATCATGTGTTTGAATATAATTTCCTTTATAAGGGTTACCTGATTGTTTATATACTAATTCGCCTTCATTAGCATATTTTTTAATTATTTTGGATTTAGGTATATAAGGCATATTTATATATTTTTTATTTTTTTTACCAGTTGGCTCCTTGTGAGTTCACTATAAGATAATCTCTTGTAAAGGTTACATCATGGAATCTTAAATGATAGTGAGGAGCTGTAGCAGGCCCACTAGGGTCTGTATATTCATTTTTATAACTAGTTAAAACCCCCATCTCTACAAGCTTATCAAATACTTGATCAAGACCCTCTAATATACCTAAATCTACATCAGCAAATGAAGATTCTGTACCTGGTGCTATTTTAGAAGAATCCCAATCTCCATTCCATATTCTTCGTTTTCCTCCTGGTGCATTTCCCCAATAAATAACAATATCTAAAGCTTCTCCTTGATTATGTTTACTATTTAAACCTTCATGCATTAGATCACGTCCTGAAGTTACAACAAAAGTAATTTTTTCTGAACTAAGTGGAACAAGAAATCTATGTGACATAGAATACAAATCAAAATATGATTTAAAATTTGTATCACCTGCACCATCAACTCCTAAATTCCACATAGTTTTTAAACCATCCACTTTTGAATTTGTTAATTTATCATCTTGGGCTGTCATAAAATAATAAAATAAACAAAATCCTACTGCTGATCCTTCTGTTATGTCTAATCCTCTTCTATTACTAGTTAATTCATCAGTAGCCATCCCCCAATCTCTTTGAAATTCTTTTCCTGTATTTTTCTTTATACTAAAATAATTACCGTCTGAATGTTGATCTATAGATCTTATTAGATCAGCATTTGGTTGTTCTGGTTTAGTTAATTGTTTAATTTTCCAATCATCTCTTGATGATTCACCTTGTCTTGTATTTCTACCATCCCCATTATTAGGATTAGTATCTAAAAGTACTAACTGACCCGTGACATCTACAGTCCAATCTTGGGTATTAGTTATTTTATGTTGTTCTGATTTTATTATAAAGGCAACATCATCTCTATTATAAGCCATAGGTAATCTTTTTGCATCTATTTTAAATAACCTTAAGGGTTCCATACCCGCCATTCCATCCATTTTATAACTAAATTGTAAAGGAATAATAGGACTAACTTGTTGAGTAGTACCTTCTCTCCAATATCCTGCTCTTGGGTGTTCTAAAGGATATCTATTTAAAATAGATGCTCTTGACTCTGCTATATCTTGAGCTAAAGCTATAGCCCCTGTTGTGTTTATTAAGGGGACATCAAGAGTTGCTTCTCCACTAGTAATTACCCAATGCCCCATATTTAATTTATATAGATAAAAATTTAAACTATCTGTTTTTCTAATGAAACTTTTTATATCATTTTCTAAATCTTCTCTCATCATTTCTCTTTCTTTTTCAGTATCTTCATCCTCTCCTATAGCGAATCTACTTGTAATATTTTTATTAAATGATTTAAAAGACAAAGCATCTAATGAGTTAGCGTCTTTGGGGGCTTGAGCTGCTATAGATATAGCAGAAGCCATGTCAGCTGATATTTTAGAATCATAAAAGAATTGTCGAGTTACTGATCTTAACCCATGAGGTTCAAATTTGTATAATTCATTTTTTTTAGGAGCCCCTGAAACATGTAAGTCTATTATTCTACATTTATTTGGTCTTTCATGTTCTGTTACTAATCTAAAGTTATAATGACCTGCACAGGAATCATTTACTCCTTTCCATATTTCTTTTACAAATTCAAGTATATTAAATCCTCTATTTAAGGTCATAAGATTATTATAATTATCTGAAGATTTTCTTGTAAATCTCATATCTTCATATGTTTTAAGTAAATAATCTAAATTAAAGTATATTAACCCAACAGAATTTCTAGCTTGTTTTTGTTGATCATTTCTTTTAAGTTTATAAGAACATAAACCAAAAGTATGAGCATCTTCTTCTTCTGTTCTAGATCTATTAGCATCTCCTTCTTGAGAATCTTCAAACTCAGGATCATATTTAACCATACCTTGTACATGCATATTAAAAAATATAGGCATATGAGGCATTAAACATATTTGACTATTAAAGCTTGATCCTATATGATGATGAAAAATTCCTGTAGTAGTATTAGCATAATCTGTACCTGATAAATCGGATCTATTCATAGTATTATATCCTGATAATTGGTGGTCTATTGTTCCTTCGAATGAATCATCAACATGTCCCCAAAAATTAATTGAAGATATAGGATCTGAGTCTAGAATTTTAGGAACAGAATATCTTAAATAGAATTTGTCTCCTTGATATTTTGTTGTAAGTCCCTTTGATGGGTGACGATTTGTCCACACATCTTGGTTAGGGGTCATATAAGTAAATTCCATATGGGGAGATTTTAATCCTCCATTTATTTGTAAAAATTCTGATATAGAATCATATTTATCATGTTTATAAGTGGTTAAATGATTTAACATTTGACATATTAAATCCCATCTAACAAATATATTTTTACGATAACCTGAATCTTTTAAAGCACCCAATTGACCCCCTTCATCTTCTTGATAATATGTTTCTTTATATTTAGATACTTGTTTAACAATAGTACCACCTAACATAGCTTCAAGTCCTTCTCCTATAGTAGGATCAAAACCAAAAGGAGTTTCATATACAGTACCATCAGCTTTTGTTATTGAACTTTCTCCTTCTTCAGGAAGAACATCAGTAATTTTATTTATCCATTTATATAAAGCTATTATATCCATCACTCCTGCTGTATAATGTTGTGATTGGATTAATTCTTTTTGTGCTGCTTCTCCTATTTTACTAACAATAATATCATGAATTATTTCTTCTGCTTGTTGAACTTTAGCGTATAATTTTTCATCTTTATAATGAGCATATCCTGGGTTTTTATCATCATATTCTCCATGAGAATATACTCCATTTTTTTGATCTCTTGGTAAGTATGTGTATTCTAATCCGGGTTTTCCATTTTTTATTACTGCTAAAGGGTATTGGGTGTTTAGTTTATTTGCTCCATTTGTTTTATCCCATCTATAGTAAGATTCAAGACCATCTGTAACTATTCTACATCCTTTAAAATGATCCATATAATCATAATCAGTATTATGGTCAGGTACATAAGGGTTCCAATCAGTAGGTATAACATTATCCCAAAACCAATTATTCCATCCTAGGATTTTAGAGACTCCATCTTGGGACCCTTCCCCAAACTTCCATTCATTTTCTGGATATCTTATAAGGTGTTCTCTTCTAGCTTCTCCAATATCATATGCACGTCCACCCTTATCATAATAATTATTATTATAAGGGGTACTTATTACGGTATATTCTCCTCTTCTTCTTCCCCCCAATCCATAATCAATTTGACCACCTACTCCCCCTTGACCTGAAGAATAATATTTTGTATTATTTCTGTTCATAGGAGTTACAGCACCACCTTGATTATTATAAGCTATTACATTAATACTTTGTCCGTCAGTATACATGCATGTAAAAAAACCAGGGTTAATATATTCAACAAATTCAACCCAAGGACCTCTTCCATTTTGTCCCATTTCAGGACATTGTCCTCCAATATATTGAGCTTTTAATATTTGGTCAACAATATCAGAATCACTAGGCATTTCATTAGCGTCTATCATTGATTGATAATGATCAGCTATCTGTTGTCTTAATTCTTGATTAGAAGTATTACCTGCTATTAATGAAACTGGAACATTATTTACATCTTGCATTTGTTCTCTTTGAGTATCATTTACCCTTATCATTAAACTATCAGATTCTCTATCTAAACTATGTTTAAGTGATCTAAAATAATAATAAAGACTATCTTTAACTTCTATTTCATATTGATTAGAATTAGGTAATTTATTATTTGTTTCATATGTTTTTTTATGGCCTGTTAATGATTCTAAAAGTTCACCTGCTGCCATTAATTCTGTAGTGCAATCATATCCCCCATCTTCTCTGGCTTTAAATGTATAATTTTTAACTGCTCCAATAAAACCATCATAATTTCCCCCTGTGTATTCTTTAATTTGTCTTATTGATCTATTTAAATCATCAATACCCATACCTGATGGGTTAAGAAATGGACCTGCAATAGAAAAGCTGTTATCTTGTCGAGTGGAATTATTATCTATATAAGGATCCCACCCCCATTCTATAGCTACATAATGTCCTGGCCTCATATAGAGGGTTTCTAGCATATCTAACTGACGTTTATTATAACAAATAAAATTGATTCTAGCTTCTCTAAGCTCTCCATTATTTCCTTTAGTTCTAATTTCAGCATCTATAATACCAGGCATTGGTACTTCTCCATAATCACCATCACTATCTGCTCTAATAGAAGGATCTCCATAGGTAGCATTTTGTTTTTTTGTATCTTCATATCCCCCTCTTATAGTAGCATCAGCATTTCTAGTTCCTCCTTCTAAAACCCAATATTGAGCTAATGATTCTGGGTTTTTTAAATATATTCCTTTTTCATATGCATTAAGACTTAAATCAGATGCTAAAGTGTTTTTTCTTGTTTTTAAATCTACACCTGACATCATTCTAATAAATGCTTGTTTTTCAACAGTATAAGCATAAAAAGATTCACCATTTAAACCAAATCTACTATTTAATTGAAAATCGAGATATTCATCTCCCTCTGTCATATCATCATCAAGACGAGCATTTGCTAGAATTATTTTTCTAACATCAAGTTGATCCTTAACATATTTTTTAAAGGGTTCAAATACACCTCCAATACTACCTAATGTTTGGTCTTGAGACATAACTTAAAAATTTAATCTTTATTTAATTCGTGAAAATCTAATAGTATTTTTTCTGTATTAAGGGGGATTCTTATTTCTATCCCTGGTTTTAGAGAAAAACTATCTCTTCTAATCATATCTCTATTGGCACCTACTATTACCCACCATAATCTTACATCTTGATAAAACTGATGTGCTAAATTATCTAATCTATCTCCTGCTGTTGTAGTTATATATATGTCACTAACGGATAAGGGGATAGAAGGATATTTTATAGGTTTATAATATCTTTTAAGGTTTTTTTCATTAATGGATATGTGATATAATCTATCTTTCATTATTGTGTTGTTGTTTTATATTTTACTTCTGATCCTTCTCGTAATCCTCCTGAATTTTCATTCCAAGTAGATATATTTAGATTATTCCATTGGCAAAACTCTTCTTTTGTACAGCCAAACTTTTTAATCAATGCTCCTCCTCTATCACCTCCTTGAACCGTATAATATGAGTATTCATCATTATTACCATTACCCTTTTTCTCCTCTTTTTCTTTAGAGTCTGGGTCTTTTACTCCTTTTACAGACCAATTTTTAATGGCACCAATAGACCAATCTGGACTTGTTTGATCAATTCCAATAAATGGAGTTAAATTTCCACTATCTCCTATGCTATTGTTTGGAGTAAAGGCATGTATTGGTTGGAAACTACAATTTATATCTAATACATGAGGAAGGATTAACATGTCTGTATCTTTACCGTCATCTGCTTTAACTTCCCAAGGATAATTTGTAGTCCAATTTGAAGATATACTAGTAAGTACTCCTGGTACTTTGTTAAAATAATCTCCTACAGTTAATCTCATGTAAGGGGTTCTTATTCTACCTGTGGATGAATAATTAGGGGCTGTTTGGGATACTAAAAAATTTAATTTTTGATAAAGTGGTTTCATTTCATCTCTTGTTTGAGCTGCTATTTTGAAGGCTAATTGTATTTTTCTATCAAAAGCATTATATGTGTAAAATTTTTCACCTCTACCACTATATTTTATCTCATTATGAGAGGCATTATATTGATCCCCTAGTTGTTCAAGAAATGCTCTAAATACTATCCAGTATGATTTTTTTGGGTCTGTGGAATCTATAACTTCAAATCTAAAAGGAACAAAATCCGATGTAGCCCATTTTGATTCGGGGTAGCTTTTTATAGCTTCTGATAATCCTTTAGCGCCTACTTCAAATATACTTAAATAATTAACTTTATCTCTTTTGGATTCTTGAGTTGTTTGATAATTTCTTCCTTTATCTCCTCCAAAAACTCCTCCAAGTCCTGAAAAGTCAACTAATTTATTTTTAAAGTTTTTTTCTTCACCAGCACCTACATCTCCTATACCTCTTTTTTCGGGCATTGTTAAATCTTTTTCTACAACACCTCCTATATAATCACTCCCCAACAATTTGTCTATAAAACCTCCAACTTTACCTCCTATTAAATCAGCAAAACCTGATCCAAGATTAAGTCCGTCTGAAACTTGAGGTAATATTCCGTCTCTTCTAATATTACTCATTCCTGAAGCTGCTACTTGTGCTAATAAATTACCTCCTAGATTCCAAACTCTTGCATTTTTTTGAGGATTCATAAGTTGTAATCCTGTTTGTCTAAGTATAAAATGCTGTCCTTGTGGAGAATTAAATAGAAATTTAGTAATTCTATCAACATCTACACTTCTTCTACCAAGATTTTCTATATCACCCCCTCTAAGCATAAAATCAGGTACAGCAGAATCTCCTAAACCCTTACTTCCCCCAAAATCTTGACCTGTTAAGTAAGTAGGTATATGTCCAGTTCCCTCAGCATCATCACCAAACCATTTTATTCTATCGGTAAGATGCATATTAGCGTCAAATGAGGTATCACCTTGGAATGTTATTCCTTTAGACCCTTCAGGAGCATTATAAGCAGAAGATTGCCCTAAAGTAAAACTTTCTTGATTATTTAGTAAATCTACTAAAGCCATAATAGGTTAATTTTATTAATTAACAAAATCCACCTGGAGGACAATTATCTATGTAAGGCCCTCCAAATTGACCTAATAAGGCATTTGTTTGTTGTCCTGAATATGTTAAAGGATCAGCGGGTGTATTTAAGTCCTGAAAAGGTGAATTAGTTGGAGATTTAAAATATGTTATTGTACCTCCACCATAAGAATGGTTTTCACTTGTTATATTTTCAGTCATTAAATCAACCATATGATCTCCTGTTGAACTTATGAAAGGTGATTGTTGCCATCCTGAATTCCCATTTGCAAAATAAATACCATTTGCTGGTGAAGGACCAGAACTAGCAAAATTTTCTCCTGTAAATCCTTGTGCTACAGCAGTTGAATTATCACCATGAGTATGTCTGTCATACATTGATTTTTTGTCTAATAAACTCATAATTTTTAATTTTTTAGTTATTAATTCTATTTATAAATATTAATCATTCCACTTTGTGTGGTGATGTTTTGAAGCTTTTACAGCACCATATGAATCATAATCTATGGATGCATCAACAACCATAGGTCTTTGATTACCTTGGTTATTATTTCTAAAAGAAGGATGTGTTCCTGCTCCTAAAACTAAAGTATCTTCGGGAAGTGTTGTTATTCTTAAATCACCCGCAGAAATAGTCATGTCTTGAGGAGCAGTAAGTCCTGTACCTGATAATGAATCACCTTCTTCCCATTCTTTCTCTCGTCTCTTTTTCATATCTGAAAATATCGCTGTTCCTCCTCCTTCAATGTTAAATACTTTTGCCATCCAACCAGGCATTACCCATGATTCTAATCCATCCATTAAATCTGTAAATATCATTTTTAATTGCTCCATAGCAGCATTAAAACTTTGTTGGATAGTTAATTGTTGTTTTGCATTTTTTATATCTTCAAATTCTCTAGCTGAAGCTCTACCTTTTAAATCTTCTAATTTTGTTTGTTCAAATAACATATCAGCTAATTGATCTACACCCATACCTAAAGCATCTGCTAAAGCTTTTTGTTCTAATACATTCATTCTAGTGAAATCTAAATAATCACCTGCATTTTTTAAAATTTCAGAATGAAAGGTTTCCATATCTCCTGTAAGTGCTGCTAATCTAGCTGTTTCTAAATTAAGTTGTCTACCTAAAAATAATTCAGCTGATAATTCTTTTTCTATAGAAGAATGAAAATTTAACATACCTTGAGAGGATTTAAATATCTCTCCCATAGTCATTCCAAGTACTTGAGCTCGTGCAACAACTCTACCTAAAGCTCCTTCATTTTGATAATAAAGAGCTCTCATTTGTCCTGTTGTTTTAGCAACTGAATCAACAACTTTCCATTGGTCTATTTGAACATCTAATTGATGTTCCATTGCAACCCCTCCTTCACCTATTAAATCTAATAAATGTTGTGCAGGTCTACCTGAAGCCATGACATTTGCTCCTAGATTTAAAGCAGCTTCTGCAGATAACTCAAACCTATTTTGTAGAGTAGCCATATCATTTAGAAAATCATTTCCTAAATATAATATTGTAGTACCCCATGCATCATTAAACTGACCATGAACTTTTAATAATTCTTGTTGAGTATTTAATATATTGTTTGATTCGTATGCTGCATCAAATAGTGAATTTCTAAATTTTCTTGCTTCCGCTTGGGATACCCCCATATTTTTAGAAATAGATACTACTTCGGAGTTTATTTTCATTATAAACTTTACCAAATCCCAAACTAATAGTACACCTGTCATTAACCATCCCATTGGGCCCATTGCTACTCCTGCTGCTTTTAATAAATTCAAACCTACTTTTCCAGCTACTTTTAAAGCAGCCCCAAATCCTTTACCTGCTACAGCAGCTCCTCTCATTCCTTTAGCCATAGCTCCAGTTGCTTTGGCGGCTTTATCAAACCCCATACCCTTAGCTCCTTTTGACATGTTTGATAAAAATTGGACAGATTTGGTTTCTCCTTTTGCAGCCATATTAACAACATTTTTCATTGACTTATTTGCCGCTGATCCTTGATCTTTTATCCCTTGAATTTTATCTTTTATTGCTTTTTTTTCAGCAGCACTTGATTTTTTCATTTTATTAAGGATTTGAGTTTCTAAATCACTAGCTTTACTATCTAGTTTATTAGATACCTTTTTCATTTGTGCTGATTTTGATTGAGCAGTTGCTAAATCTACCTCTCCTTGTTTAAGTTGATCAATAATGCCTTCACTTTTTTCTAATTCTTTAGAAAAAACTCTTACCTGATCTACTAAACTTTGAAAAACTTGAGTTTTTCCAAAACCCTCTAAAGAGTCAACTATTTTTTTAGCAGCACCAGATGCACTATGTAAATTTTTATCAAATTGTTTGGATGATTGATTTATGTCGTCTCCGTTAGCCATAGATACATTAATTTATTTTATTATAAATATATAAAAAAGAAAGGTATCTGTGATACCTTTTACTTTTTGATTTGATATGTGGATGAAGGTTGTATATTAGGGCCTGATATTTTACCTGGCTTTTGATTATACTGTTTTTTTAACTTTTCATTTTGTTTTGCTTTTTCTTCTAAATGTTCTTTAATATTCTTTAAATGAAAATGTCGCATCCAAATTGGCATATTGTACACCTCAGAGTGTTTAAAACCACCGCCGCCATGGTACACTAGATCGTGGATCTGTTGGTGAACAATACTTCTAAACTCCGGCGTCAGGCCAAAAAAAGGAGAGGCTGATGGGAAAAAATACATTGGTTTCAATGTGTCCATCGTTATATTTAACATCTGCTTTCATTTCAACACCTGGTTGAATTTCATTGTTGTATTGTCTAAAAGCTCTAGCATCTCTTGCTAATAAACTATCATTTACAAAATCTCTAACTGTTTTTTGATTATAATCTCCATTTACAGATAAAAATGTATGTGTGAGTCTTATTGTAGATTCAGATACATTATTATTGATTTTTTTTAGTCCTTCTATTTCTTTTTCAATTTTAGTTTCATCTTCTTGAGTTTGAAATTTGAAAGTAATAGGAACTTTAGAAAATGGTAAAGTAAATTCAAATTCATTTTTATTTTTTTTAATTAATTTTGAATTTAATTCTTTATCTTTTATATTTGATAAATCAATAACAGCTTCTTCTTCATTACCTGTTTCAGGGTGAGGTTTTTTAATAATATATTCAGGACCATATCCTAAAATACGTGCTGCTAACATAAGTGCATTTTTATCACCAATTAATAAATCTTTATAATCAAATTCAGTAACTATAAGTGATTTTAATAATTTATCTATAGCTGTACCGTTTTTGATAAAATTAGAATTTGTAAGTATATCTTCCTCACGAGCAGTCATATATTTCATTTCAATGACTCCTTTACTTAGAGGAGAATCTTTTGGGTAAAGTAGGCCTTTGGAAGGTAATGTAACTTCTTCAGCCGGGAATTGTGGTTGTTTTTCCATAACGTTATTTTTGGTTTATAAAACTAGTTCAGATATACATATATAGGAAATAAAGAAAGCGCTAAAAAATAGCGCTTTTCTTTTGTATGTAATTGGCCAACTACTGGTTGTGTTTAATCATTTATATATGCTAATATAGTACCAGAAGTCAGTTTTAATTGACATATAGGTCCTTCAACATATGAACCTGCAGGTATAGTAAAATCAGTACTTATTGCACTTGTAGTGGTTGTAGTTTCATCACTAAAATGTGTTCCCCATTCACATCTGTCTATTACTACTTCAGCATCAGCATCTCCTGTAGCTTGGAATTTTGCTATACTTCCTGTAATTGTTCCTGTTCCTGTTACTAGTTTTGCGTACATTTGTATTAATAATTTAAGATAGCGTAATCCATATTAATAGTAATAGAAATATTTGCTGGTGTATCTGATGTCCAATCCATGTCTCCAAAATTAGCATTTGAAACAAACGCACCTTTTAAAATCCATTCTTCAACAACATCACCAACAGGTCCTAAAGTTCTAATATTAATATTCTTTTTATAAAAATCAGAATAACCATCTCTACCTGTTACTGATTCATGTGATAATCTTATCCATTCCATAACAGCTTGAGCACCTGATGGTGTAACTGGATCATATAAATCACAAGTTATGTTTTCCCAATTGGCTTTACCTTTTAATTTTCTTTTTACGTTGATATGGTCTAAAACCACTTCATTAAAAGAAACATTGGGTCTACTTATTTTTTTAATTAGGTATGCTGGAACACCTTCGATATCCATCAGGAACCTATTTTGTAATTTAGGTTCAAATGCTGTGAACATCATATGTGAAGTTTCTATTATTGCCATCTTTTTTTTATTTTATGTATTTTTTCATTATTCTATTATAAATATAATAAATTCCTTTTTTTTATGAAGGGAATGTAGCTCCTGTTGGCATTACATTAAAGTCAAGTATTATAAATTCAGCTGTTTTAGTTGGTTGTATATAAATAGCACCTACTAATTCATTTCTATCTATTACAATAGATGTATTATTAGTATCATCCATTACTACTCTAAACGCATATAAGCCTTGTCTTTGTTGTATGTTTTCTAAATAAGGATTAACTATATTTAAAAATCTGGTTCTTGTTTGTAAACTATTTTGCTCAAATACTAAGTACTTAGAAGAACTTGCTATGAATTTCTTCATTGTAATTAATAATCTTCTAACATTTATTCTATCTAAAGCTGTTGATCTTTTTTGTAATGTCTTTTGACCCCAAATACAAATTCCTGTTGCTGGGAAAGATGCTATTGGGTTAATTCTATTTTGATATAATTGATCTCTTTCAGATTGTGTTAGATTATTTCTTGCTTCTAATACACTTCCTAAAACACCTCTATTTAATCCTGCTGGTGCAAACCATTCTGCTCCAACTTTATCTGATTGTGCTATAGCTCCTGGTACTATTACTGATGGTGGAACATATACTGGTTTATTTGTAGATGCATCATTAATTTTAACCCAAGGGTAATATACTGCTGTGTAATTAGAATCTAAAGATCCTACTTGATCTATATCTTGAAGTACTGTATTTTCCATATCTCCTAAATCCATTACATAGAAACAATCTCCTCTTGTTTCTGCCATTTGAATAGCATAATCAGTTACTGGAGAGTGATGTTGGTGAATTATACCTGGTAATGATAACATATTAATGTCATATTCATCTTGATTAGATAAAATATCTAATGCTTTTTTATACCCTGTATATCCTGCTTTAGAAGTATCTTCTATATTAAATCCAAATACGTTTGTTGATGATATATTTTCTCCTACTTGTTTTACTGTCCATGGTGCTATACCATCATTACCTCCTTGAAATGGAAGTGTAAATTTAAGTTGGCTAGGTGTAGGTCCAATATTTCCTGTTATGTCAACTGAACCACTTAATGAACCTGTCCATAAACTTGAACTTGGGTGTCCAGAATAATCTTCAACACTAAAGTGTCCTGATACATTATTTTCAGGTGAATCTGGTAAGGATCTAATCCATATATCATTATCTAATTCTTTTTCTACAAATTTAAATCCTAAAAACCCATTAGGTGAATATGAAAGCGGTGTTGTACCTGCTTCTAAAGTTTGAACTCCTTCATAAGATGCTGAAGGGAAATAATGTGTACTTGCAGCAGCTACTTCTCCAATTCCTTTATTTCCAGTACTAACTGCTAATACGCTCATTTTAATAGGATCACTAATTGCTTTAAATCCTTTAGGAGATAATTTAGGTGAATTTGATTTTGATTTAACTGATGCTGCTACTTCTATTCTGATACGTTGTGAGTTATTAGGAAAATCTCCTTTTAATTCTACTTTTGCTAATGTTTCATTAAATTCAGGATATCTATTACCAATTTTTCTCGCAATATAATTTGGAGAATCGGGATCTAAATTACAGTCATTATATTGTTCAAGTATAACAGGACTATTATCATTATCATTAAATTTTCTAATAATAACAGAAAATTCAGAATATTGTTCTACATTGTCTATATCAGATGGTTCTACAAGGTTTGCTATAGATACTTTAAAGTCTCTAGAAACCTCTTTACCATGATTAATAGTATGGACTCTAAATAATTCTTTTCGTCCTTTAGCTATTTGTGAATGAACCCAAGGTGTAGAAGCATATGAATATCCTTCTGCTTTACCTAACCCATCACCGTTGAAATCTAAATTAGCACCAGATTGAGTTATTAATTTATATACAGCACTCGCACTACCATGTGCCGTACCTGCATATCCTTTTCCACTATATACTCCACCTTTATATCCTGTTGCTGTTCCGTTAAAAAGTTTTGTTTGTAATCCTCTAAAATTAACATAAGTATATCCTGCATTATTACCATAAGCGTTAGTGCCTGATTTACTGTTATCTGCTGTATGGCCTATTTGGTTCCATATATAATCTAAGCTAGATGGATTTGTTGAACCAGTAAATTCAAAAAATCCTGATGGACTACCTGATAATTTTAAATGTAAAGTACCTGCTTCACCATTAGATCCTGAAACTAAATAAGAAGAACCTGTGTTGTAGAATACATCTTGTCCCAGAAATGTACCTGAAGCAGAGGATGGTGTTTGATTTGTTAATGTTGACCCTCCTAAATTCATTGTAGCCGTATTATGTTTAGAGGGGAATACAACACTAGTTATAAGACCTTCTTCTGATCCTGAAGGAAATAAACCTAATGCTATAAATTCATTTGTTCCATCCGTAAGTGAATAACCACTTCCTGCTAATACTCTACATACTGTTACTGAGCCCGCGTGGTTTAAATATTCTTTAACTGTTTGGGGTACGTAAGTAGAAAGTTCACCTCCTTCAATTCCTTCTCCGAATTGACTAACGAATTGTCCGTAATTTCTTATTACTGTAGGTACGAATGCAGGACCTTTTGAAGTTGGTCCTACTATTGCTGCTCCTATCTGGCCAATTCCTTGAGGTAAAAAGGATTGGTCGTTTTCTCTTGTAAAAACACCTGGTGAAATTATTTGTTCTGCCATCTTATTATTTTATTTTATTTTTATTGCTTTGGTTATGGTCATATATAAATATGAAAAAACTCTGTAAACCTAACTAAAAGCAATAGTTAGATTTAAATTTTCGCTATTAATAAATATAATAAAAGAGTTAAAGAACTATTTTAAGGGTATAAAAGTACCTGATTCTAGGTTAATACTACCATCTCCGTATTTATCTGATAGATTTTTTGCTATTTTTGTTTCTTTTTTTTCTAATAAAGATAACTCATCTTTTAATTTAAGTTCAGTTTCTTCTATTTTAATTTTGTTAATAGATAGTTGACCAAATTGAAGAGATAATTCATTTATACTATTCCTTAGTTCTTTTAATTCATTTAACTCTTCTGGTGAAAAAGATGTTGGTGCTGATTTAATTTCTGAGGGTTTGGGTAATTTTCTTTTTTTTAAAGCCATAACTTATGTTTTTTATATACATATATAACTTTTTAAAAAGACCCACCATTTATAGAAACACTACCTGTCATAAAAACACTACCTGAAAGTATTAAACTATCTCCTGGAGGTACTATTTCTGTTTGTGGTGTTGATAAATTATCTCCTTGAATTCTAAATAAATCATTATTTGAATTTTTATAAAATATAGTACCTTCTTTTGTATTGATAATAATATCATCAGGTTTAAGATCTGTACTTCTAGGGTTCATATTTTTTATTTTTATTCCCATTATCCTATCATTTTTATATGTCCTGAATTTAATTTTACCATTCCTGAATTTAGTTTTATTAATCCTGCTGTAGGATCTGGTACATTATATATAACTCTTACAAAATAATGATCTACTAAAATAGTAGTAATGGGTCCTGCTTCTGCTATCCATGTACATTTTATTCTCATAGTATTTATATCATTTTCAGTCCATGCTGTACTACCATCAGATGTTGTTCTTGTTGTTGCACTTACAGAGTTATCGGAATTTGATGACCATGCTAAGTTTTCAGTATATAATTGGGTATTAGATCCATTTAATATTGCGTTTGCTATAACTGCTGTTTGGGATACTTGAGCATTTACTTCCATAACTTGTTGAACACTAACTATAGATGTAGGTGTTTGTGATAAGTTAGTTAATTCAAAAATAATATTTGTACCACTTTCTGCAGAAAAAGAAGCTTTACTATCATCAGATGCTGTTGTTCTATCCCAATTAGATACACCTGTACTACTTACTACGGAACTTTGTACTAAATCTTCTGTTATTATTGCCATATTTAAAAATCAAATTTAATTAGTCCTCCTGATATTTTAAGTAATCCACTTGTTACAAGGGGAACCTTAGGTACTGTATCATAATTTACACGTAAATATAAATAATCTATAAAGTATCCTGGACCATATCCCCCTGTATTACTAAAAGTATTTAATGATATTCTTATACTATTAACTTCACTTACTGTCCAAGCATCAGAACCATCTGATGTTGTTCTTGATGTAAGAGCTATATCATCAATTTTTGCACTGTAGCTTGCGTTTTCATTATAATATACAGCACTACTTCCATTTAGTATTGATGTTTTTATAACACCAGTTGAACCTCGATTCTCTACATAATGATCTTTTAAATAAAGCCTAACACTATTTATTGAATAAGCATCCCCTGGTAAATTAGTTAATTCAAAAATAGCTATTTGACCATTAGCATTAGCCATTGCATTAGAAGAATCATCAGCTGAAATATTAGAAATATTAGTAAAAGTACTAGATACTGTACTAGCATATGTTAGATCAGTTGTTGGCATTGTTATGCTTTTTTAAGTACATTTCCTGATTTAGTATCAACATATAATAATCCTGATGATAACCCTGCAGACTTTGTAGGTAAATCAGCTACATTGACAAATTTTATTGATTTAACTGCTGAACCTGTTGCTTCATTAGTAACATATCTTCTTAATTCATCTATATCTTCTTGCATTTCTTGAACCATATACACTAAAGCTTCTACGGAATCTGGTGAACCTGGTTCTTCTGTTAAAGCATTTCCTGCATAAGATGCTGATATTTGTGTTTGTTTAGATGATGTCATCTTTTTTTTACCTGACCCTGTTTTGTCGTATAATGATTCTGATGCTTTGTTTGCTAATGCCATATTTTTTATTTTTAATTATTATTAACTTGATGTATCCATTTCCATTACTAAGGTTCCATAAATATATTCATTTGATGTTGCTATATTAGGAGTATGAACAGTAATTCCTATAGTGTCTCCTTTAGCAAAAGATGAAGAAAAATCATAATGGTATATTGTATCTGCTACTACACTATCTTTTGATACTGTTTCAAAAATAGCGTTAGAATCACCAATATCGCCATCTTGGGCTCCACTGTTTGCAGTGTCCTTTTTTACTCTAACTTGAGCACCATTTCCAGGGTTATTTTGTTGCCATTGTAATGAAACACGTTTAACTTTTCCATTATAGGGACATGCAAATTTATTTATATAATTATCATAAGTATATTCTGACGTAGATCCTCCTAAAGGTACATATAATTCTGAGGTATGACTTGAATTAACAAAATATGTAAAAGTTTCTATAACTATTGCTTTAGTCATTTTATCAAAAGAGCCCGTTGCAGATAATGATTGATTACTTGCTGAAACAAATCCTGTAACTTCTAATCCATTTACAGAAGCATCATTAGATTTTAAAACATTAAATGAAGCAGAAGCAGCACTAACTGTTGATGTCATACTTGCACTTATATCCCCTGATGCATATAATTTTCCTGTTATATCAACACCTGTTGTTTTTGCTTCTAAAGCTGTTGAATTAGCTGGTTTTAATTGTATTTTATCATCAGTTCCAAAATCAATGTAAGTGTCATCAGTAGCTCTACCAACCTTTAAAAGTGCATGTGTAACTGATGTTATACCTGTTTGAGCTGCGTCTATATTTAAATTTTCTGAAACATCACCACTTAAACCTGTTCCTGCAAAATCACTTACATCTATATCTAGTGTAACTGAACTACCAAGAGTAACTGAACCCCCTGTTTTTAATCCATCTCCCGCTGTTATTGTTACTGCATCTTCAGCTAATTTAGCAATTGGAATTTCATCATTATCTATTTCTGATACTATTACTGCTGCTAACCCATCAGAAACTGCTGCAGCATCTAATGTTCCAGCGGTTAAAGTTCCTCCTATTGTTATATTTGCTGTAGAACTTGAACTTATATCACCTGAAGCTGTTATTGTTCCATCTATAAAAAGACCAGTTGCTTTACTTGTATCTCCTTGTAATATGTGATATGAACCTGAACCTGCAGATATAGTTCCTGCTAAACTACTACTTATATTTGAGCCTGTTATATGTTTAGCGCTAATATCTCCCAATCTACTACTTTTTCTATTACCACTATTGTCTAGTGCTTGAAATCCATTAGAATCATCAAATTTTATTGAACCTAATTTTGATGCACCTGTTCTAAATTCAATTGTATCTCCTTGTGTTATAATATGAGCAAAAGAAGCGGTAGATGCAGCACTAGCACTTATATTACCTTCTACTTCTATATTACCTGAGGCTGTTATATGACCATCTCCAATTGTAACATCAGATCCAATTACATGTAATCTTCCGTATATGTAATGTTCATGTCTTGCTCCTGGAGTTCCTGCACGAAGTATACCACTAGAGCTTATATTACCTGAAGATGTAATATGTGCAAATTCTTCTAATTTTTTAACTACTTTTCCAGAACCAGATCCATAATAGAAAAGACCATTATCTACATTTATAGCGATTTCTCCTTGTGATAAAGTACTTGGTACTGCTGATCCTGTTCCTGTTTTTAATTGTATTGTACTAGTCATAATTTATTATAAATATTTAAAAAGTTCCTCCATTTATATCTCCTATTAAGGATCCTGTAACTGATAAACTACCTGTATATTGGTGTATATCATCCATTGAATTACCGAATATAGTAGATCCCGAAGATACACTAGTAATACTTTCAGATACAATATATGATTGAGCAATAAGAGTTCCTGAAATTATTACATTATTTTCGTTGAATTCTATGGGAAGTAAACTACCGGTTCCGTCAGCTAATTTGGTTCCATCAGTTTGGATTACTTTTTGAAAAGTATCTTGAATGTTTTGTTCTGTTAAGTCGTTGACTGCCATTTATAACCATTTTTATTTTTCTTTTTGTAATTTATTTAAAACACCATTTATTACTTTTTCAGTATCTTTTACTGTGTTTTCTTTTAAATATGTTGCAACTATATTATTAAGTTTATTTCTTTTATATGAAATATTTTTAATATTTATATTTTCATTTACAAGTAATTTAAGTAAATTAACTATATGTTCTTGTTCAGAATTAGTAACTTTAACCTTTGCTTCTATAATTGGTTTTTTAATTGTTTGTGATTTTACTTCTACAGTAACTTTTTTACTCGTTTCAACTTCAAAATCTGATTCCCAAGGAGTAAAAAATGTATCTTCTGCTATTACTTCTAAACGAATATTACCTGTAGTGTCTTCATCAATTAATCCTTTTAATTTTCTAATAGGAATTTCACATTTACCTCCTTTAGATATATTACCATTAAACATTAAAGAATAGTCAGAAGTTTCAACTACTAAACGGGCTTTTGATTTTTTTAAACTTGCTCCTTGAAGTTTAATATCACATTCAAAAAGTTCTGATTTATCGGTAAATAATTTGTACATGATTATAAATATAAAATAATAATTAAAACTTAATGTTTTCTGTCATTAATTCTACACCTAATACTTTTTCTACTGTAAGTTTTATGTCACTTGCTTTCATTTTATATTGTTTAATTTCTTTTTGTTTTGATTCTGTAATTGTATCTCCATAAACCTTTAAAGTTAATTTAATTAATTTTTTTTGATCTGTTTGATTTAATACATCCCAAACATCATATCCTGCTCTTTCCCCTGCTAATTGGGTTATTTTTTTTACTAATTCTACTTCATTCCAAGTATAGGGATTATCGTTCCATAAAATATTTGCACTATTCCAAGTATATAAAGACATTTAATTAAATTTTATTCACTTCCACTACTAGGTAAATGTTCAGTGTAGGTAGGAGCATAATTAGTATTATGATATTTTTGGGATACTTTTGTTTCTGAATTGTAAAAACTTCCTGTTATTTTAAACTTGTTAGCAGCCCATATTAACCAATCAACTTCTACAGATTTAGAACATGTAAAAGGATAAATTGTATTTTCTTCAAAATAAGCTTCATGATTAGAACCTGAATACCATTGACTACCACTTACACAAAATGATCCTGTAAAAAAGGCATATGCTTCAGGACATGCATTTTTTTGGTTTAAACTTTCTGTTGTTATTAATATACCCATATTAGTATCCGTTTATTCTTCCGTATTGATAACCACTATATTTTGTTTTTATATACATGTCAATATTATATAATTGTTGTTCATTTATTGCCTCTTCAAATAACATTACTTCATATATATTTGCTCTTATTTCATTTCCAGCACTACTATTTTCATCACCACTACTATCAAATAAAAAACTTTTAGTTCCACTGTGAGCTACAGTAAATGAAGGTAAAGTACCAGATTGATAAATAGTAATAGGTTTACCTCTTAAATAAAGTTTCATAGTTCCATCTGATTGTAAAGAAAAAGTTATCCAATTAAAATTATAATTAAAATCCCCTCCTACTTGGTCATCTAAACGTTGATTAGCATCAGTAGAATATATAAAATATTGATTATTTGAAGCATCTCTTACTCCTGCAAATAATCTACCATATAGATTATCCCAATATAATGATATTTCTTCATTACCAGATCCATTAATTTTATAAAAAAATTGATTGCCTGAGACAGAGGATGAATTCATATCAAATATTATAGTTGATGTAAATGATCTTGAATTTAAATCTGATGGGTTTGTAAATGACATAAAATCAGCACCACTACCATCTCCACTATCGAATGTTTGAGCTACATTATAACCATCTTGTCCACTACTAGGATTCCAAGATGGTCCTTTACTAGCATTTTCTGCAACTAATTGTACATTATTAGAACCTTTGTCATCAACATTTTGTAAATTTAAAGTAGAATTACTTGGTGTTACAACATTAGAATCTGTAAAGTCCCACCAAGCCCATATAGAAAAATCATTTAATCTTCCAGGAATAGCATTTGGAATTATTGAAGTAGGACTTGTAGGTCCTATGTTGGCGTGTTGTGCTATAGCTCCTATTCTCATAATTATGCTGTTAAATCACCAATTATATCCCATTCATTAGTAGCTACTTTTTTACAACTTATAGCTGAAAATTGTCCTGATGCTGAAAATAATAAATGTCTTGAATTTACAGTTACACCATTACTTGCAGTTACCATTAAATGACCTGCACTAGATGTTTGGATAAATTCTATTTCTGTTCCTATATCAAACGCTACAGATGAATTTAATGGTATTGTTATAATATGAGAACCACATCTATTATAAGTTCCTGTAGATGCTGCTGTTAATGCTTGGTTTGATGTTAATGTTACTATAGGTCTTGAACCTATAAATTTAGTTGATTCTAATTGGGCAAATGATCCTGTGCCTGTATTTGCTACAATATTACCTGTTGTAGATGTATTTCCTTCTATAACAGCTCCATTTACATTTAATAAATTACCATAAAGCGTGTTGCTTGAACTTATATGACCTGTTGATGTTATTGTTCCTGATGCTGTTACATTACCTGTAATATTAACCCCATCAGTAAAATTAATCCCATCAGTATCATTTCCTACTGAAGTAAAGTTATCTGCATATATGGTTCCACTTGCACTTATTGTAGCTGCTGTAATATAGCCACTTGCACTTATATTATATGAAGCTGTTAAATGGCCATTAATAGTTGTAGAAGAAGCTATACCATTCCCCAAAATGGTTTTATCATTTATCTGAACATCTCCTGCAGTAAACATATGTCCTACTGCTGAGGAAGTACCAATATAATTTATTTGCTTCACTGCATCTCCTATATAAATTTTATCTTTTGCACTAGCATCTAAATCACTTCCTGGATAAATAAATCTTACAGATTCATTAGAACCAGTGTATATATATAATCTATTTATATATAAAGAACCACTTGAAATAGCTCCAGATGATGATATTATACCTGTTGCTGATATATTTCCTCCTGCTGTTATGTTTTGTGATACATCTGCGCTTCCTGTAAGATGGAAACTTCCTGTAATAGTATCACTTCCTGATAATATCATATTAGCTTCATTTGTATCTGCTAAAGTTCCCATTGAATCTATTAGATGTACAAAATGTTGTTCTGTTGGTATATCTCCTGTATTAAAATATGTTTTAAGTTGTGCTCTTGATTGTTTTGCCATTTTATGAAATTATTAAATTTTTACCTACTGCAGCATATCCTATTCCTTTTTCTACTACTTGTATGTTTTGCCCTAATGATCCTCTTATTTCTTCTCTAGTATGAAATACATCAGGGCCTGTTGATACTAATTCTTGACTAAATACTACTTTAGATTTACTATATGATTTTTTCTGTCCTGAAGTAGATATTTCTTTATTTAAACTTTCAGGTATTAAATATCCTTGAAGAACTAATCCAAAAGTAGTTTTTACAGTTCTATTCTCTCCTTGAGTTACTTCTGTTGTATTATTATACGTATCTATTCTAGCGTTAAATTGAAATCTTTCTTTATCTCCCCAATAGCTATCTGAAGTATAATTAATCATTTCAACTAATTTATTCATCTGAGCTATATAATCTGTCCAAATAGTGCAAGTATATTGTATTTTAATAAAATCTGGTACTACTATTTTATACATTTCTGTTTGGGGTCTTCTTCCTTGTAGTATTGTAAAATTATCGTATAAATTTTCTCTAGTATATTTTGTTTGAAAAGTATAATGTAATAATGGATTATTACCATCTAGTTTTTTTCCTAAATCTCTTCTTTTTTCCATACTATCTCTCTTAAACATAATAAGAGGGACTTGAATTTTACCTTCTTTATCTCTATAAAAACCGTCTTTTTGTACTCCTTTCCATCTTTCAGGTGATCCATATATTATAGGAACATTTGTTCTATTACCATTTATAATAACTGAAGGTTTTATTACATTATTAAAATAATACATTATAGCTTCATCATGGTCTTGTAATCCTATATCAAAAAATTTATATTTATCATCTTTTCTTGATATTTGTTCTCCCCTTAATAAACTTGGTCTAGTATCAGGACCTGGAAAATCTCCTTCAATTGATGGAAAACCAGGTTTAAAGTTAGCCTTTAGATTTTCTCTTAATCTATTATACTTCCCTTGTGGGATAGGTCTTCTTGGGTTTATTTCTTTATTATCTAACATTTATTATACTTATTCATTTGCAATCCCCCCATCTAATTTTTCAGTAGTAGGATATGTTCCTGATCTTAAAGGTATTAAATTTAATTTTTCAACTCTTGATATATGGGTACTTAGTAATATAGAAAAGCTTTCTCCAAAATCTGTTGTTTCTGTTGATATAGCATAGTCTTTATCTTTACCTAATATTAATTGGTTTTCAATTCTTCCATCTACTTCGTAAAAGTTATTTCTAAATAACAATAAATCACCTACTTCTGGTACTAAATTTATAGTTATAAGTTCATCTTTTAAAAATCTAAAATTAACTATTTGGTTTACATCAGAACCAAAGTCATCAGATGACCATGATTGGTCTGTTCTTTCAATTAAACATGCTATCTTTAATGGCTCATAATAATTTTTACCAGGAGCTTCACCATAAACATTTACTTTTGTTACTTCTAAAGCAAATTTATAGTAGGCTACTTCTGTTTGTATGATGTCTTTTATTAGTTCACCACTTACAGTTTGAAATAATGATATGTCTCTTGTTCCTCCAAATAAAGCCATTATAATTTATTTAATGTTCCTTTTCTAATTTTCATTGATCTTATTCCTTGTATTCTTATATTATCTTCATCATTTTGAGCTAATGCTCCGTCTAAAATATTTTGTAACATTTTATCTGCTTCTCCTCTTGTTACAAATTTCATTCTAATTCTAATATATTCATATTCTTTTTCTTGAGAATATCCTTCAGGAGTAATAATAGATACAATTGTTACTCCTTCTAAAGCTCTTATTTCATTTAACACATCATAAGTGTTAACTTTTCTATCTATAAATAAATCAAATTCTATACTGTAATTATTTAAAACTTCTAATAATATTTTTTTTAAACTAATCATTAATGTATATAAATTTGATATGGATTATCTGCAGAATATAAAGCTTGTTGTTGTTCACTTTCTTGTGTACTTCTTTCTTTTTGTCTAAGAGTAGTTGTTGCATCTAAATCTTCTCTTAGTTGTTCTATTAATGCTGTTTTTTCAGCTTGTGCTTCACTTAATAATCTTGAATAATCTAATGTTGTTTCTGCTCCTGGAATTGGTAATGCTTGGTATTTTCCTCTTATACCACCTAACATTTCTTTACATAAAGCTAACGCATATCTTCTAATCCATTGTCTTCCTAAATCATTTATATATGCATAAGTAGGATTAGTATATGGGGCATTTGAAATGTCTGTAACTAATCCTGTATCCTTTTCTTCTTCTTCTCCTGTAGGTCCTATTGTAGTTGCAGGGGATGTAGCAGAATCTGCCATTGTATATTCAAACCATAAAGTATAATCCCTATCAGGAATAGGGAATAATCTTAAAAATTGGCCTGCATTTAAATCAAAATGATAGGCTGATTTTCTTATTTGGTCATTAAATTCAATTGCTTGTAATTTTAAAACATCAAAATAAATAGGCATTAACATAAAGTTTACACCAGGTGAATAATTACCAAATCCAAAAGACTGCATTAAAGATTGAATTCCTGTACCAGTACCTGCATAAGGATCAAAATATCTATTAATTGCTGCTGGTGCATGATGGTATATTTTTTTTACTTTTATTTTTTTATTACCTGCTTGAATTGCAGATCCTGAACTTTCAAATGATAATCCTGAAGATCCTCCTGTAAATTGATTACCTATTACGATATCATTAGGATCTTCTGAAGTATCTATATTGCTAATTACTATAGTTGAATTACCTCCATCACCTTCTGTACTTTGTCTTAAGTTTACTGTAGTACTAGTGTCAAAATTTTCTAAACTAGCACTAATAGCTATAGAAGAAGATGCTACAGCTGATGCAAATCTTTTTGCTATGTCATTTGCTGAAGATCCTGTTTCAAATTGTCCTGCACTAGAAGATACAAAAAATAAACTAGAGGATGCAGGAGTAGCCATAAATTTTATAGTTTTCCCTGCAGTATCTGTTAACTGAATAGATGAAGATACTTCAAGAGAAGAAGTATTAAAAGCAACAGAACCTGTAGCCATCCTAGGTGAAGATGATAGTAAATTGTATTTTTGTATTCCTGCTTTTACTTCTAATGAAGCTGAATATAATCTTTGATCTGATAAATTATATGAAGTTCCTGAACCTTGTAATGTATTACCTGAATTATCTGCATAATTTTCTGATAGTTCAATGTAATTTAAAGCAGAAGATGTAGCTTTTCCTACAATATCAGCCATATTATTTATAACTTGATATGTGTATACTTGATGACCATATTCTGTTACAGCTTCTTCAAAAGCTGTAAAAAAATTAACATCTTGTAATTCTATATCTACAAGGGGATAACCTAGTCTTTGTGCACACCATTTAGCTACTTTAGGTGCATCTTCTTGAAAACTTGTTTCACTATCATAAAATCCAAATGGGGTAGCACCTGCAGAAAATGATGCGGTCCCTGTCCAAATAGGTATCTTTGCCATCTTTTTTTATATTTAAATTTGATTATTCGTGTATAAATATGAAAAAAATACGAAAAATTAATGATACCCGTTCAATAATTCTAATAAATCTTCTATTGCATCATGTCTATGGCTATCTTGTAACAAAGCTTTAAATACATATTTAGAAGAAATTAATTTAGCCATATCATGATAGGCTGAATGGTTTTTGTCTTTTAAATCTATTTGATATGAATCTCCACAAAATATCATTTTAGAATCACGACCTAATCTACCAATAGCCATTGCTAATTGAGGTCTTGTTAGATTTTGAAATTCATCTACAATTACTACTGCATTATCAAATGTTCTACCTCTAAAATGTGCTAATGAACATAATTCAATTTGTTCGGAACTTTCCATTTTTTCTAATATAGGAGGTTTATTATAAATTTTTCTCATATTAGATCGAATAGGTACTAACCATGGTTCCATTTTTTCTCTTTCTGAACCTGGCAAAAATCCATTATCTTCTGTAGATACAGTAGGTCTTGTGATTATAATTTTATTAAATTCTCTTTTAAAAAATTGGTCTAAAGCAACTTGAACTGCTAATAATGTTTTACCACTACCTGCTCTACCTACAATAAAATTAAAAGGGTGTTTTAATATTTCAGTTTTTGCTTTTTTTTGTTCTTGTGATAAAGTTAATGAAAATTTAACAGAACCTTTTGGTGGTTTTTTGTCTTTATTTTGTTTAGTCATATAATATAACGTTTAATAATACATATAAAAAAAAGAGCCGCTATTGCGGCTCTTTCTAAAGATATAATTAAACTAAACTACTATACTTCGTCTAATTCAGAAATTATTACTTTACCATAGAAATCAGGTCGTACCATTTTCTTAGCATATCTAGTCATGATACCTTTTCTAGGTGTAAATGATACTGGATCATACACTAGAGGTGTCATAATTAAAGGTATGTAAGGAGCAAATACTGCACCTGTTTCAAGGAATTGGCTACCTTTGTAACCCATTAATATGATATTTTCAGTCATATATGGATTTTTATAAACAGTATATCTGTTATTGATAGCTCCAACTTTTTGTACACCCATGTTATACTTGTCTTCGTCTCCTGCAGAATCAGCAGCAAATCCTGGGATTGATTCTAATACTGTAGAGATTTTAGGTCCGCATACCATCCAGTTAGCACCACCTCGTAGTGTTTTCTGGTGAATTAGGTTAGAAACTTTCTGTAATTTAATACCTAAAGTTTGGAACCAAGACATTTTAGTATAGTAAACATTTGTTGTATCTGTTGCTTGTGAAACGGTTACAGCTGTAGTACCACCAGCAGTATGATTACTGCTTACAGTAGCGTTTGTAGCTACTTTTGCACTCCATGCTTCAACTGTGTCAGCATTCTTGATTAACATGTCTAAGATTTCTAAGTCAATTTCCATTGAAATATATTCACTTAAGATTGAAGTCAATTCTGCTTCAGCGTCAATTGAATGATAAGCATTCAGGTCTTGAGCGAACTCAGGAGTCCATTGTGCTTTCAATTTACGTGTTTTAGCAGCAACTGTTTCACTTCTCATTTGAACATTAATTTCTGGGATAACTTGAGTTGAGGTTGAAGCCGCAGGAATTGAATCCTCGAAGTCGCCTCTATTATTTAAGTTATCTGGTCCTTTTAAGAATGATACTGTTAAAGTACCTAATGCAGTGTCAGCAGCTGCTGATACTACAAATTCTACATTGTCTCCATTTACTCTTGTAAATGCAGGGAAAGATCCAGAAATATTACTCGCACCTGATACTTCAAACCCTCTAACAGCTTCTAAGTCTGCGTTAGTTAAGTCTTGAGAACGTACTTTCAGAGTTTTTACAACTGAAGTAGCTCCTACAGTCCCATTAAACTGACCAGCATAAGATTGTGAAAATTCAGAATCAGCATTGATGATACCACCGAAATCAGCAGATGCTGTAGCATATTGGTTTTCACCTAATGCACTATTATAAGTTACATCTTGAGTACTTTGTGAGATTGAGTAACCAAATTCCCCAGCACCATAAAGACCTTTATCGAATCCACTATCAGTTCTTTTAAGATCTGAAGTAGCACCATATAAAGATTCGTCTGCTGCTTTGAAGTTTTGTGCTCCTGTCCCATATTGGAAGTCAAGATAAAATATTAAACCTGCTGGTAAATTCATTGGTTGAACTGAAATTAAGTCCTTTGCAACGATTTCGCCAAATACTCTTCGTACTAATGGAAGAGCAACACCAGCCCATGCTTCACCTGCATTACCAGATACACTAGTAGCAGTTCCCAAACCTGAAGCAGGAGTAGTAGAGGAAGCCTCATTTACTAATTGCTTAGCTTGGTTTTCTAAAAGAATGGCCATGTTGTTTTTTTCTGTCGAAGAACTAATTCCCTCTAATAAACCTGACTTACCCCATTTGCCGGCTAATTTACCTGCTTGGTTTTGTAGATTTTTATAAGGGTTAGCACCTTCTAATAATTGATTAATTGCGCCCATTTTTTATTACAATTTTTAAAGTTATTATTCATTAATTTTAATATTCGCTAATTTTTGAAAACGATTTACTAAATTATCAGATTCAGAAATAATTGCTCTTTTAGGTGCTGTTTTTTTCGTTCTCGACGTACCAGCAGCTTTTGAAGCCATTCCTCTAAAACTTTCTTTTATAGTTTTTTTCGTTTGTGTTTTTTTAGATACTTTCTTTGATTTAGCAACATTAAAAGTATCTTTGATTGTTTCATATATTAATTTAGCTTCTTTAGCGCTGTCAGCTTTGTCTAATGTTTCAACTACACGTAGTTTCTGTCCATCATCTAACTGATTTGCTTTAAAAATTCGATTAACATACAATAATTTAGAATTTAAAAGGTTTACTTCACTAAGTTCATTTTTAACTTTATTATAAGCATTTTGTACTTCATTAAGTTTACCTGTAAGTTCTTGGGTTTTTTCTTTACATCCTGTTTCCATCATTGGGACATTACGTCCGGGCCTAACGGCTTTTCTTCGTGGTTTAACAGCTTTTTTACCTGCTGTAGTCTTTATTCCTCTTTGTTTAGGATTAAATCCTCTTTTAGGTCGATGTACTTTTCTACCCATAGGAGCTTGTTCATCTAAATCATTAATTTCTTTAAGAAGAGAATCTAAATCAAATTCTTCACCTTCATTTACATATTCAGCTTTATAACGGTGATCCATTGCACCACCATCTTCATTTCCTGCTTTGTAATGAGGTCTCATTTCATCTAATTGTTCTCCTTTGTCATCGTCATCAGCATCTTTTGCTTCGTCGACAACTTCTTCGTCATCAGCTTCTTTGCCTTCTTCTAATTCTAATTCGTTCAGAATTTCTTCCAAATCAATTTCTTCATCCATAGAATCTTCTTCTCCTCCTTCATCTTCATCATAATGCATACCTCCCATTTCACCTAATTCAAGATCTTGATCATCTTCATCATAATATTCTTCATCTAGATCTTCTTGTAGTTTAGCAGATAGCATGTTTTGGAGTTTTGGAGTAAAAGCTTCTTCTAATGCCGCTTTTGCATTTGCAAGAGCAACTTCACGAACAGCTTTAGCGTCGGCAATAGCCTCTTTTAAAATGTTTCCTTTTGCCATTTTATTAAAAGTGTTTTTTCTCTTTCGAGTTTCGTTAATATAATTGTACGAAAAGTAAGGTTATTAAGAACCTTAATAAGGGTTAATATCTAATCAGGGACGTCTTATTAGGAAGATCGTATGTTACTCTGATACATATAACAAGAGATTAAAAAAGGCGCCCTAAGGCGCCTTTCTTTTGTTGTTTTAAGTAACTAATTACTTGTCTGTAAAAAATGATGCTAAGATTACTAATACAACTAATCCAATAAATCCACCATTTGCAAGTGAACCAATTAAAGAAGTTAAATTACCAACTACATCAAACCCTAGAACTGAAGTTCCCC